CCACTACTCCGTCTTCTACAACTACTGCTCCTGCGGCAACTGTTTCATCACCTAATGACGAAGTTCCTGTATTACCAGTAACCGAAACTATTTTCGGTAGACTTATAGACTCATCGCCTAATTCTGTAGTACCTATAACTCCGTCTTCTACAACTACTGCTTCTGCAATAACTGTTTCATTACCTACTGCAGAAGTTCCTGTATTGCCTGTAACTGAGACTATTTTAGGAAGACTTATTGATTCATCGCCTAACGCAGTAGTTCCTACGTTTCCTGTGACAGAAGCAACAACTGAGTTACTACTTGAAACAAGTACTGTTCCTAATGCTGAAGTTGCTGTGTTTCCAGTAACACTTGTATTAGCAGCACAAGCGACACTTTCGTCTCCTAACCCTGATGTAGACGAGGTAGCAGATACTCCTTGTACTGCTTCACCTATTACAACCGAACTACCTACTGCAGAAGTTCCTGCTAAACCTGTTTCTACAATTAATGCTTTAGCTACAACAGTTTCATCGCCTAACGCAGTAGTTCCTACGTTGCCTGTAACTGAACTTGTTTTAGGAATTACAACGGATTCAGTGCCTAGTGCGGAAGTTCCCGCAGTTCCTGTAACTGAAATATTAGCGGTACCAGAGACACTTTCATCTCCTAAACCAGAGGTAGCTGAGGTGGCTGATACTCCTTGTACAGCCTCTGCGATTACAACTGAACTACCTAATGCAGTTGTACCTACCAGTCCTGTCTGTACAACCGTAGCATTACAGCTTACAACAACAGAACCTAATCCGCTTGTAGCAGCAATTCCGTCTTCTACTACATTAGCAGAACATAGAATAGTTTCTGAACCAAGTGCTGAGGTGCTATTAACACCAGTAACACTTACATCAACAGAAACCGATGCAGGTTGACCCCACGGACCTGAGCCCCATGTGGACCGACCCCAACCTGCCATTTAATATTTTACGCTATTCTTATAATAGCGTTACTTGCGTCAGCAGTAGGAAACTGTACAGTGAAGTCTCCATTAGTAGATGTTTTATCTCCACCAAAAGCAAGCACACATACTGCAGGATCCCCTGAAGCTGTGTCATTAAATATTAATGCTCCGTTAGCAGTAACTGTAGCACTACTAAAAGTTAAATCAGCAAAATCAGTAAACGCAGTTGTACTTGATGTTGTTGGATCAACTCTAGTTAAACTAGCACCTTTTGCTGTGTAGTTAGTGCCACTTGCTTCGTTAGAAGTAGTGTATGCTGTCGTACCTGCACCTAAAGACGCAGAACTAGTGTATAACGCTAATTTAAAGTCATTACCGCCAGAGTTTTTAAAATTATGTGTACCTTCCATTAATTCTTGTTTAAAAGATGTACACATTGCTTGTGATATAGCCATTATAGCCTCCTTATAATTTCAGCCATTTTACAATGACCTTGTTTTTCTAAAAGACCTGCTACTGTGCTTCTGTCACTAGCTATAGCTTGTCTCAGGTACAATAAAACGACTTTTTCAATATTATCTTTAAAAGCTCTAGCTTGAGCTTGTACTAAAGGGTCAGCGTTATCGCTGACTTGAACTAAGCGTTCCATTATTCTTTCTGTCCAATATTCTGGACTTAATCCTGTATTTTGTGTAGTTTTTACTGCTACATCCCCTACTTTTATTTCATACATTATGCTTGTGGTGTTCTTCTAATTTCATCATATCTATATTGGTCTCTTGTAGATTTAGCTTCACCTAAGTTTTTCATTTGAGCAAGTGCTTCTTGAAACCTTTGTTCATATAAACCAACACTTTCATAATTTTTCAAGTATATCATAGCTTCTACAAGACTACCGTACAAAAGGGCATTAGGTGCATTAGTAGATAACCATGTTGTACCACTATCTCCAGCCCCTGTAAGAGAACTCGGTCTATAAAAATAATGTAGCTCAAAAGTAAAATTACTATTAGGAGCAGGAGCTAAAATAAAAGAAGATTGATCAAACTCAGCATAATACTTTGGTGTTCCTGTAGTTGCTATAGAAGGAGTGAAATCTCTTATAAAACTTACATGTTTTAGTTTTAAAAAATTGTAGTTATTGTCCGTATCTACTACAGCTAAACTAAACGGAGCTAAAAAATCAGTAGGCATACTGAGATATGTGTTTGATGATGTGCCTGTACCTGTTACGTTTTTTCTAAACTGATCAAGCTCAACACCTTTTAAAATTCTTTCTTCAGCCCCTTCAATAAAATCATTGAGATGTGTAACAAAAGTGCTTTCTGTACTTTCTGAAAAATCTTGTATGGCTGTTTTTAAAGATGAATACGTCCAACTCATGTCATGATCCTATATTAACTGTTACGCTACCTAACCCAGAAGTTATTTGATTACTACGGAAACTTGAACCTATAACATCATTATGAGAAACAAAGGTAGAGGGAGAACTTATTCCATTTGCTACAGTGTTTTCTGTTCTGACTACTCCATTACCTGCTGTGGGTTCTGGTTCTGTAACTCTTGGATCTTGAAGTGCTTCAGGGTCAACAACAGGTGGTCTTGGTTCAAGTTGTGGGTGTTTAGGTTCGTACATATCTGGACCAACTAATAACCCATTCCAAGTTTTTTTCATATCTTTTAATTTATAACGGAAACCAGATATATCACATATTCCGTAAGCATATTTACCTCTTGCATATGCCATTAATAGTAACTCCTTCTAGGTACAAGATGCAGAGAGACTTTTGTTCCATCTTCGTCTGCAGCAAACTTAAAGTCTTGTTCGTATTGTTGTTTTAACATAGGTGCCTTATCAGGGTTTTTCTTCATAGCAAGGTAATAAGCTAAACCGCTTACCATACAAGGCATGAACCTTGACGGTACATCAGGGTCTTGATTAGATGCTGTTACGTCATCTATCCTTGTAACTCTGTTAGTTATTAAAGTATATGTTGCGACAGTATCTGGTGTTGGCCAAATATTAAGCACTGGTGTTGTAGCTCTGTCTAAAAAATATTGTGTGGGTCTACCTGTGCTGGCTTTATCAGGTATGTTTAAAAATTCTGTTCTACCTACTCTGTTTAATTGTAAATCAGTAGTTGTGCCAGATATAGTTTGCCTTACTACAGCAGAAACTATGTCTACGTCGTAAGCGTTTAAAGTGTATTGATTTGTACCTGCTGTAAGCGTTAAACTTACTTGATCTATTGTCCATAAGTTTACACCTCTATTAGACCAATCGGCGAACATAATATTTAATGATCGCCGAGCAGTCTCTGCATCGTAGCCTGTTCTGAGTTCTAATCCTGCTAATTCAAACGCTTCTTCAATAGTATCAGCGATGTTTAGACTAAAAGTTTTAGTACCAGAAGTAGCCATTATTCATAGTCCTTTGTACAATGTAGAACTATCAGGTAAGTATCTCCTGAAGTATGTCCAGTAGTTGTCAGTAATATATCACCGTTTTTACCAGAGCCTGCTGTATTTTGTAGTCCACCAAAAGGTGTAAAATCTAAAATACCGTCTGCACTAGGGTTCAGTTCCATACACAAAGTGTTACTGGTTGCGTTCCAAAGTAAACCTATTTTAGTAAAACCTAATATAGAGTAATAAACTTTCTTAAGTTTTACACCTGTACATGCTGCTCCGTCACTTTTACGTGCGGTAAGAGCACTTACGTCTACTTTAGCAACAGCACTTTCTCCGCTGCCATCACTTACGTTGGTTAGCTGAACTATAAAGTCTTTATCACCGTCAAGAACAGTTGTGGAAGTTACTGCATCAGCCATAATTTACCTCCTATTATGCGTCAGCAAATGGTGTAACTATAGTACCTGAGCCTAAAATTATACCTTCGACAGCGTATTTGTTGTCAGATATAGCAGTTACTCTGATGATACTACCTGCAAGTCCACCTTTGGTAGAACCATTAAGAGTAATAACATCATTACTTGCACCAGAGATAAATGTTTTACCTGTAGCGTCGTCTTTACCAGTGTAAACACCGCCTACAAATTTATCAGTACCGTCAGTTAAAATATCTAAATCAGTTGCTGCTGTTTCTATAAAGAAAGTGTAAGTAGCTCCTAGGTTATTTAACTGAATACGTAAGGGTGAAGATAAAATAGTAGGTAAAGTAAATTTACCGTCAGCGTCGTTACAAGCTAATATTCTTCCTGCGTGATCGTCTACTGTTAAAGTAGTATCTGCGGTTAAGCTGACTACACTCTCACTTCCTGCAGAAAAAACCCCTGCTTTTGACCTTATCGGTCCACTAAAAGTTGATTTTGCCATATTAAGTCTCCTTAATTAAACCTATCGTCTTGGCTTGTCTGCTAGGTCAGTCGATAGATAGTTATAAAAGTTCCTAGTTGTCTTGTCATTCTAGCTTATCTACATCAAAAAAGAAAGGGAGCCGAAGCTCCCTTTCCTAATGAGATTAATTTGATTAAGCTCCTTTAGATCCGTAGATCCCACGAAAGTCACTAAAACCAAAAGAATATCTTTCTCTAGCCTTGTACCTTACGTTACCAGTTTCGAAGTCTCCTTCCATACCAGTTGTCATTGGCGCTCTTTCAAAGTGCTTTAGACCGTTAGGTGCATCGGTTTTAATAAAGAAAGCATCAGTATCAGTAAGATAGTGATTTACAACATAACCCTCTGGCAACATTCCCATGTTTTTCATTGCGTTGATGTCGTTGTCTGATGTAGCCACTCTTCCAGGAGAATTTAATACCCTGTCTGCAACAAACTGCAGTTGTGGTGGAATGATCAGCTTTCTAGCTTGAACATTAATTTTGATTCCTCTTTCGTCTTTAAACTGAGAGATATCAATCATAGCGTTCTCTAACGAAGTTTCGTTTAAGTCAGCGTCAGTACTTGGTTCATTCGCTTGATCACCACCAGTTATGGTAGGGTGGTCTGTAGCGAATAGTTCTTTTCCGTCTCCTCCAGGGAAACTAGAATTGAAACCATTGTTAAGTACGTTTGCAGCTTTTACTTGCTTCGTGCTTGCCATAGATCTAGCTAGAGCTCTTGTGTATCTAGAAGAAAGAGTATCGTAGAGATTATCTTCGATAGCTTCTTCTGTCAACGAAAACGCTAAAGCTATTGTTTCATGCGTGTAACGAGATGTGAAAGTTTCTTGTGCTGAATCATAAGTTACTGCTTCACCTTCTCCTTTTGTTGGAGCTTGTGCGAACCCTGATAACATCACTTCTTCCTCAAACGCTCTATCAGAAGTTTCTGTGTCGAAAATTTCTGAGTGCTCGTTCTCGTATCTATTATACTCAAGACCAAAGAGTGCATTTAATCCTGGCTCGAGTTCTTTTACTAATTGTGCTCTGTTAATTGCCATTATTATTCACCTTTAGTTACTGCCAAATACAGAAGTAGGGAACATTACATGCACTCTAGCGTATTGACCAATAGAGTTATCGGGTCTGTCAACAAACCCTACTACTGTCGCAATACCACTAGAAGTTGTAGTTGTTACACCTTCTTTTGATCGACCTGTGTTAGAATCACCTGCAGTTGTCGAAATTGTATTAGTCGTTCCTATAGATGCTTGTGTAGGAGTCCCAGTAGACTGAGCCTCATAAACAATATCTGGATCGGCATAAACATACGCTTTCGCATTTGCAGCACCTAATGTGACGGTATCGGCTGTCCATACTTTCGAAAAGACGACAGAACCATCAGTTGCTTGATATTCCACACCATAAAATACACCAAGAGGTGCACCAGTTGCAGTCCCCTGAATTACTAAACCACTAGATAGATTAACTACATCACCACTAAAGATAGATGCGTTAGTGCCACTCGCGATCTCAAACTCAGAAGGTCTAATAGTGCCTCCTGACATATGATATGCTGGTGTGAAACCATTTGGGCTATTTACATTTGCCATTATTTTTCACCTTTTATATTCATATAAAATAACATGGTACTCACTAAGAGTCAGTACCTCCACTTCCGAAAGTAACTTTACTTTGTCTATTAGGGCTACTAATAGGCATCCTTGAGTCACTTTCTCGCATAAGATTATTATCGACTGCCTCCATTTGATCTGAAGACATTTTGGCGTAGTATGCACGTCTTTGTTGGACGGTTTCGATAGGCATCTTAGCTAAAATTAACCCACCTACTCCGATTACTCCTGCATGTTTACCATCATCAATAGTTGGTGCTTCAAACTCAGGGTGGTCTTCTGATCTAACAGGTTCCCATCCTTCACGGATACGTTTTGACATATTCGCTTTGTCATCTTGCCCTACCATTGATTCTCGTAACCAGCGATAGACATAACCAGATGGCGGAATCGGTGCGTCTAATAAAGACGGTGGTTGCCATGGTTTAAGACGAGATTCATTATCTCGAGTATCTGCAGATCGTGGAGTTCGATCTGTTTTGACTTCAGTAGTTTTATTATCTTCTGTCATTTTTTTCTCCTATGTTTTTATGTGTTTAGCATATTCTTCAAGTGGGACGCCTAGTCTTTTAGCAATCGCTACTTGACTAGGTGACAACTTGACAGTGCGTCCTTTTCCTGTTTTACCTCTAGCACCTCTGCTTGGGGCAGCAACATTCTCTTGAACGTTATTAGTTTGAGAGACTTCTCCTACATTAAATTTATGAGGAAAATTCTCCACCATTCTTTTATCTATCTCCTGATAATACTCATCAGAAGAAGGATCAAAACCTTCGCTTTCTACCAACTCTCTATGAAAAGCAAAAGCACTCGTAGTCATAGCTAGGTCTGTACCAAACCATTCATTTTTCTTAGCCCAATCTTGAGCTTTAGGGTCTGGAGTTGGTTGAGCTTGAGCTTGTTCTGTAGCCTGTTGCTGAACTTGTTCCTCAACATTAGTTGCTTCGGATTTTTGTTCTTCTTCAGGTTTAACACGATTTAAGCTCTCTAATTCTACAGCAAGTTTTGCTACATCTTTTTGATGCTCCAACATTGCGTCTGTGTCTCCGAGGTCGTAAGCAGTTTTATACTTGTCTTCGGCAGTAGCTAGTTGACTTGCAACTCTTGCACTATACTCATCATATAGTGATTTATCTTTTTGTGAAAGGTTTTCGTTAGTTTTATTTAACTCTTCTTGAACATTCTTTGCATAATCTAATGCTGCCTGTTCTCTTCTTTCAGCTTCTTTAATCTTATATGTAAGTTTATTAATACGTTTTTTGACTGATTCACTGTAGTCAGCTACTTCTTTTTCAGTAGAATCCTCAGAAGTTTCTTGAACTTCTGGTTGAGTTTCTTCTGGTTGAGTTTCTTCTACTACTACAGCTTCTTCGGTAGTCGCTTCTTCACCTTCAAGTTCTATTTGAACTTCTTCTGTTTCTTGCATGGGATCTGCCATGATTATACTCCTATGTTAATAGTTGCGTGATTATTGTACATCCTCTGGGTTATTCACCACAGCGAGTACTTCATCATCGTTTAATAAGCGCAAGTCACCACCATCAATTTTGATTCTAGCTCCTGCGTATCTTCCAAAAATAATCCAATCTCTTTCTTGGCACCAAGCACCGTTAGGGAATTTATTCTTATCTTTGTAAGCATCTGGTCCCAATGATACTACGAATCCGACGTTAGTACCTAATCTTTCTTTTTCTAAATATGAATCAGCTAAGTGTATTCCTCCTTTAGTAACAGATTTTTGAGTAAAGGGTAGTATTAATATTCTATATCCTGTCGGATTTGGTAATTTTTCTACGAGAGACTCGTCTTCTTCAATAGTTTCTGGTGTAAACTTATCTTCTATAATATCTTTTATAATAGGTTCTATAGGTTTATCTTTAAACCTGTCTACATGATCAGGTACTTTTTTCTTTTCGGTTGCATCAGTCATCTTCTTGCTCCTTGATGTTTTGCAGGTCTATTATAATTCTTTCAGCAGAACTTAGACCAGAGAGTTCTCCTAAAACTTTATTATAGCTGTTCCAGTCTTGTACTCCACCAGTTGCTAATAAATCTGTTAATTCTTCCTTTCTTTTGCGTATGTCCCTGAGCGTTTTTTCTACTATATATAAACCGTCCATTAACACTTCCACTGTCTTCGTGACCA